TTGAAACCTACTGGCTCATCATCGAATTTTATAGTAGACTGAGCGCACTCTCGTAGTAAGTATAGTTCCTGAACGTCAACTTCAAGGGCGGCTTCCTTGATTGCGTTAGAGGAGGTGGTCAGCAAAACCGCCATTCCTATGCGTTCAATTAAATCGGGGGGCGCTGACATCATAGCGGAGGGGCCGAGTGGCCTCATTCCTGCTATTCCCATCAGCGTTTCTCTGTCGGTCATAACAGTAAGAGCGTCATCTAAAAATAACGCTTCGGCTCTTGTGAGAAATATAATCTTCATATCATCCATAAATTACCTAACTTACAAATAGTATATAACGTTTACACCGTTTACATTCTAGACCAGATTGTTGTATGGCTGTGCTGGTATCTTTTATTACAAGATTAAAACTAGAGCCACTTGCAATACATTGAGTTATTCCAATGTTAAACTTTGCACATGCTAATATCTTTAGCTGTTTAATTATCTTTCTTATCAAAAGCATCCAACAATTCTTCTTCTTGTTTCTTAAGGAGTTTCTTTTTGCGAGAGCGCTCTTTTGCTTCTTCACTCTCATAATCAGTATATTCAGAAAACGAATTCATTTGCTTCAACGCATTCTTTTTAGCCCGTTTTCGATCTCGTATATCCCAACGATATGTCACTGTATCCTCTTTCTACTCTGATACAAACTTAATCTTCCATAACATATTAGGTAGGGCATCTTCACAATCACAAGACACTAAAGATAATTCAACTTTTTGTTCACGTTGTAGTTCTCCTAAACCCCTCAAGAAAGAATTTTCCCCCCCCGTACTTGAAGCATCGCAAATAATACAATATGAAAGTCTAAATACATTACTATTTTCTGATGCTTCTACTGTCATTATACTACTCCATACGTTCTAACTTTCCATGTATCTCTCGTATCTTAATCAGAATTACTTTAACATGATCTTCCATGTCATCAACTCGTTCTGACATAGATTGAAACATCGCCTTTTGTTCTTGGGATAATTGTAAAAGATACTCAATAACATTGGTCATGTTAGCCCCACCCTAACACCATTAATAAAAACCCTAACCAAAACAAAGTAACTATAAAGCTGTCCAATTTTTTCTCCTAATGATATGGTGTAATGTTTTCTTTTTTGATTTGATGCTTGTAACTCTTTTGATAGATTTTATAAAGTATCGAATCTCTCTTAAGGATGCCAACCGTACTCAACGCTGTCAAGGCAGCAAGGCCGACTAACGGTAATATCTTTTTAACTATCGGTTTCATCTTCCTCACCTTTTATGATTAACTCTATGTAACTTATTGCTTTTTTTAAATCGTCCACCCCACCTTTATCCCGCCATCTACAAATATACTTCACAACATTACCTTCTGCAAATCCTAAATTATTTTTATGAATAAACTCAAAAGGTTCTATCTTGAATTGCGTGTAATGTTTAGGACTAATATCGTATGGATAAATATTTATTCTATTACTTTGCATTCTTTCTCGCTTTCTTCTGACAGGGCATACAAACTAAATGCCCCCTCTTACGATGAAGCTTCATTCCACACGTACATCGGTTCCATGTATTCCTTGCCATTACTTTTCTCCTTCACTTAAGTATATCACACCTTACTACTTAAAAGCAAATGGCTCCCCCTTAGGGGAGCCATCAACAGATAAATAAATCACCTGCTTTATTCCACAGTAAAGTACGGAGCTTTACCGGCTAATGCCCTAAGCGCAGCCCAACGTCTGTTAGACCGTCTCGTATCAATAGCCTCCTGTTCCTCGATTGTAATCTTACCGTCCTTGATGGCGGTTAGAATTCCTTGAAGATCATCCACTAAATCTAGTACCAGCGCTATTGCAACTCCCAAAAGTAATGGGAGTATAACAGTAACCCTTGCAATAATTCCCTGCACGAAGATTCCTCCTTACTTACAGTTGCATCGACCGCCACATTTACATTCGTTCATGTGTGTCCTCCTTTATTATACTACTAAGAACAACTACAATCATCTGATTTTTTAATCGGTTTAGCTGTAGTAGCCCTTACTAAATCTACTAAGAACGGAAGTACACTAACTTGTCCTGATGTTACATCTTTCCTTCTAGATAGCGAGGCTATTGAGGAGATTCTTTGGTCATCTAACATTTGATATTGCACATGGTCTTTAGCTAAGAAAGCATCCGTAGCAGAGTCATACCCCTCTATAATCAAAGCTTTCTTACGTTGGCCTGAAAGACCCACAAACTTCTTAAGACTCTTGCTGGTGGCTGCGTCGAACACCTTTTGTTCGCGAGCGGTTGGCTTCCGTGTAGTATTAGCAGTCTTTTGTAGATTGTATGGTTTGTCATGTATCTCTTTTGCAGACGGGGAGGTTAGGGCTTCGTTAGCATGGCTCGTTCCTAAATCTTGTCCCGCTTCGTTAACAACCCACGGAGGTTTAGGGTGAATAACATTACTATTTTCATCTAACTCAATTTCCGCAGTGGGTATATATCGGTTTTGTTCTGGTTCCACCTCGCTAGGGAATCCCTGTTCATCTAATAACAAGTGGTGAAGTTGCTCTCGTTTTCGGTACGCTTCGTCCGTTACTCCGAGTACCATTGTATCGTCTTTCCCCGGCGTGTTGGTGAAAGGATTATCGTCTTTAACAAGGTTTACTAAAGAGGCTAGGAAATCTACATTCCCATCCTCTTTTACCAGTACTGTGGTTGGGTTATGAGTATGTTCACTTTTCACTAAGCAACTCCCATCTATGCAGGAACCAGTAGATCGTTCACCGTGTGCTTTCAATATATCAAAAGTGGCACCCTGATTAACGCCCTTCTCACAAACAGTAACTTCAGCTAGTTCCATGTCATCTACTTGCATATATGATTCCAGACCCTTTTGGATGTTCTGGGTCTTAGTGGCACTCCCTGCGATACTGTATGACTTAAGCTTACCCTCTTTTATTTGTTCCATCACCCGCTTGGCTATACGGGTATCATCTCGTAGCTCTGTAATAAAGAACAAACCCTTTGGGTCAACGCCTGACTTATATATATTTCCGGACTTAGTGATGTACGCCGGTAACGCCCAACCTACTTGTACATCAGAGTGTAACACCATGGCGTTCCTAGTGCGAAAGTTTTTCATATACTTGACAAAAGCTTTCTCTAAAGCCTTGGTTGTAATCAAATGACCTTCTCTATCAACTAATTCTACCGAAGCGGGGCCTCCAACAACCATGGGTTCAAAGTCATCATCAAACATACCTTCTTTTTTAGCAGCTTTAGAGAACGCCCCATCATCAGGAAAGGCACGAACTAAGGTTATTAACTCAGCGGGAGAGCTTATGCCAGCTTTGAATAATCGTTTGTATTCATCTAGGGCGTTAGAAATATCTGATATTCCTAATGGACGCTTAGAAGCTTTCTCCAACGATATAATCTCCGCATCCTCAGATACGAATTGATACATATTCTTATTTGAATCCAGCGTCATCGTCATAATTACCCCTATCTATTGTTCCAATTTATACCTGCAAGTGCGCCAACAATTACAACTAGATGTACAATCAGAAACCCAACTGTAATTAGTCCTGTTTTCACACCGTACATTTTACTTCTCCACTCCTGCATATCTATTACATCAGTTTTAATAGAGTTATAACTAGATACTAAAGACGCATTAAGGGCTGCTTGTGTTTCGATATAACGATCCAATCGTTCTGCGTAAACTGCTAATTTTAGATCAGTGGACTCAGAGGATGTCATCTTTTATTATCCTTGGTGTATCCCCCAAATTACTCCATGAATTGCAGGAGTATTCTGGGCAGCTAGTACGGTAACCTTTGTTCTAAAATCTATAGGCCAGTTGGTTTCAAATGTATCTCCCCCTAATACTGGAATCCCAGTAGTAGCAGAAGCATCTACATCTAATCCAACATACACAATATCAGCAGCAGTGCTGGACTCATTTCTTACTTTGATTCCACGTATTACTGATAATCCCGCCCTTCGCTTTGAAGGTGATAAGTCAGCAGTATCCTCCCATTCATAATTTAATCCTTGCGCTCCGTCAACATAAGCGGCATAATTGCTGTCCCCAAACCTTTGTTCCACATGGATTTTATCGGTGTACCAGTTTATATTATGTTGAGTAGTTGATCGAACTATTACTCTATACGCAGCACTTCCAGTTACGGGAAGCTTGTATCTAACCTGAAGTTGCTGAAAGGCCGTACTCAAACTAACAGAGTTACCTGTTATAAGGTCAGTTCCACTAGAGTCTTGAATAGCAATTTCAGCATCACCACTAGCTGATGCTCCTCTTACGGTAGCTTGAGCCGTTAGCCATACCTCACCGTCATGGGCGTTACCTGACATTCCGGGGGTAGTCCAATAAAATCCTTCCCCAGCCGCAGAGTTAGCTGGATTGACTAAGAGGGAAGCTGCCCCAGTATCCTGTTGGTCGGTGCTTCTAGATATAGCTGAACCATCGGCTGTGAATTCACTAATAGTAGCATGTTCTACCCTAGGGTTTGCTACAAGGTTTACAGAAGGTATTCCTCTATCAACTGTCAGAATGGTAGTGACTGCATCATTCGCCACTGTCGCATCTCTGAAGGGGTAATATTTAGTAAAGGCATGAACACTGGAGCGGGTGCTGGGGTCTCGTTCCCAGCCGTTCCAATCAATATTACGTGTAGTTGACATTATAAGCTATCCCCTTAATCAAGTTCCGTATCAATTATATCTTCTTCGTCGGTCATTGTAAACCCATTATCATTCAATTCTATCCGTCCGATATCAAGTTCGCCATTCTTAAGTGCATGTATCACACTAATAAGAATATTATTCCTCTTTTCGAGTTCCTGTATCTTCATTACCTGCTGACCGATAACTTCATGTTCACTCATACTTCTCCTCTTATTTACAACTTTAGGTCTGGGTATCCCTTTAGGAGGTTCCACACCCTCAAACTTTACTCGTGTCTCATCTAGCGACAACCCTTGGATAATGGCAGTTTGACGCATGAATAAATGTTCAGGCATGTCATCTTCACCATTCCACACCCAAGGTTCCATCTCGAATAGCCCAGTGTTATCATTAAAGAACCCCGGTATATCCTGTACTAAATCCTCATTGCCTTCAAGAATCCTGTCTTCTAAACAACAAACCCGAACTCTGCGAGTTCTAGCAATATATGGATTAGTCCATTCACCTATT